TAATGGGTATCAGAGTGCTGCAAGGGCATTTACACCTTCTTTTAAAACATCGTCTAAGATGGCTATGTATATACAGGGGAGTGGAGATATTTCGTTTTCGGTATATGGTATTGGTACATTAGGAGCCACTTTAATTGGTGTTGGAAGTACGGTTTTAAACGCTCAAATGGGTGCCTCCATTTATACGACATTACAGGGGAGTGGAAATGTTTCTGTAGATGCTCGTGGAATTGGTACAATGACGGTAAACATAGATGCCGGTAGTAGACCATCTGCTTTTGATATTGCTCAAGAAGTTTGGCAATCTCAGAAAACAGCTTACAATTCTGCTGGAACTATGGGTAACGCTCTTAATAATGCATCCACAGGAGGGGTTGACTACGCAGCATTAGGTTTAGCTGTTTGGGATGTTCTCACTGTTGATATGGATTTAGCTGGTAGTGCTGGAGAGAAATTGAAAACATTACTGACTAAAGGGCAATTTATAGCTTTGAAAGATTAAATGAAAGAGAAGATAATCGTAATTAGGAAATGGAAAGAGCCATCTGTAAGAACTTTCATGGATGCAGAGAGTGTTGGTATTGAGATGTCTGTAGATGATTACCTAATCAATATGGTTGATCAAATTACTAACCTACCTTTTACATTTTCCAAAGCAGCCTTACTAGTCAAGATGCAAGAGGCTCACAAAAATATCGTAACGGATATGAAAAATACTACGCGACTTTTATAAGGATAATATGGCTACGAAGACAATTTTTGGTGGTATGCTCGGTAGTGCTGAGAAGGATATTAAAGAACGTCCTAATCGTCTACAAGAAGCAGAAGACAAGGCTATGGGTGGTGGTGAAGACGCTGCTCGTAAGAAAAAGAATGAAGACGCTGCTAATGGTAAGACACGTCTGACCACTGACGATAAGAAGTATTAACAATGGCAAGAGAAGAAGACGTTTGGCGTCAAGAAGCAAAGAAGAAGCTGGATAGAATGCCTGAAGAGGCTAAACAGATTCGTGAAACAGCGATGAATGACCTCTTCTTCTTTGCACGGTTGGTAAATCCTGGGTATGTATATGGAGATGTCCATCAACAAATCTATAAATGGATTGAAGGTTACTCTCTATACGGTCAAGGGCAAGAGCAAAGCACTAATAAGCTTATCATGCTCCCCCGAGGCCACTTAAAGAGTCATATGGTGGCTACATGGGCTGCATGGGTTATTACCCGTCATCCAGAAGTCACCATCCTATATCTCTCAGCTACTGCGGAACTTGCTGAGAAACAGTTGTTTGCTATCCAGAACATTATGGGAAGCAGTGTATATCAACGCTACTTCCCTGAATACATTAATCCGCAAGAAGGTAAACGTGAGAAATGGAGTCAACGTAAGTTCTCTATTGATCACGAGAAACGTAAACTTGAGGGTATTCGAGATGAAACAGTTTCCACTGCTGGCCTCACTACTAACACTACTGGTTGGCACGCAGACATCATCATTCCTGATGACTTGGTGGTTCCTGAGAATGCATACACTGAGGAAGGCCGTACAGGGGTTGATAAGAAGAGTAGCCAGTTTACGTCTATTCGTAATGCTGGAGGCTTCACTATGGCCTGTGGTACACGATACCACCCTTCTGATGTGTATAACACATGGCGTAATCAAGAATACGATATCTATAATAACGAAGGGGAGATTGTAGATAGGAAGCCAGTTTGGGAGATTAAAGAGTTTGCTGTAGAAATGGATGGTGTATTTATCTGGCCTAAGACTATGAGAAGTGATAAAAAGTTCTTTGGCTTTGATGCTCAAGTGCTTTCTCGTATTCGTGCAGAGTATTCAGATAGAACCCAATTCTATGCTCAGTACTACAATAATCCAAATGATCCGGGTTCTAATCGGATTAACAAATCTAAGTTTCAATATTACGATAAGAAATTCTTAAAGCAAGAGGGCGGTACATACTTCTTTAAGAGTAAACGTCTTAACGTCTATGCTGCTATTGACTTTGCTTTTAGTTTAAGTAAGAAGAGCGATAATACAGCTATTGTAGTTATTGGTGTAGATGAAGATGGCTTCATTTACGTATTGGATATTGCTGTGTTTAAAAGCGATAAGATTGCTGAGTATTTCAACAACATCTCTTCATTACATGCGAGATGGGAGTTTAAGAAACTACGTGCTGAAGTTACTGTGGCCCAAGCTGTTATTGTTAGGGATTTGAAAGATAAACTACGAGAAGAAGGGCTTAGCCTCTCTATTGACGAGCATCGCCCTACACGTAATGAAGGTACTAAACAAGAGCGTATTGCCTCTGCATTAGAACATCGTTATGACAATATGTCTATTTGGCATTTTAAAGGGGGTTATACAGATGTTCTTGAAGAAGAGCTGGTATTAGCTAGACCTCCTCATGATGACGTTAAAGACGCTCTAGCCAGTGCTGTAGAGATTGCTGTCAAGCCTAAGCGTAGATATAGAGATGAAGAAGTAAAGAATAATGTTACGTACCATCCTAGGTTCGGTGGTGTTCGTTTTGCCTAAAGAAAGATTATGAGTACAACTCCACTAGAGATTACGTCCATGTTTGGACAAGCCACTGAAGCGCAGTACATTGCGAATACGTGGGATAATTATAATTCACAACGTCAGAAGAAAATTGATCTATGGAAGGAACTACGCAACTACGTCTTTGCTACGGATACTTCTACTACGACAAACAGTACACTTCCTTGGAAAAACAGTACTACCCTCCCAAAGCTCTGTCAAATTAGGGATAACCTACATTCCAATTATATTTCAGCCCTCTTTCCAAATGATGAGTGGTTGAAGTGGGAAGGCTATAGTCAGAACGATGCTTCTAAAGAGAAGACTCAGAGTATTGAAGCATACATGTCTAACAAGACACGTACTGGACATTTCCGTACTGAGATGAGTAAACTTTTGTATGACTACATTGATTATGGAAACTCATTTGCCACTGTAGATTTTGAGTCTTCGTATGTTCTCGATCCTCAGAGTAATCGTACTATTAAGTTTATCGGTCCTCGTGCTCGTCGTATCAGTCCTTTGGACATTGTGTTCAATCCTCTTGCTAATGATTTTGTATCTTCGTTTAAGATTATCCGTAGCATTAAGACTGTGGGACAATTGAAGAAGATGGCAGAAGAGCAGCCTGAGAATCATTATCTCAAAGAGGCTATTGGTCGCAGACTTGAAATGTGTTCTAAGATGAATGCATATGGTATTGACGAGGCATCGAAAGCCGAAGGGATTAGTGTTGATGGGTTTGGTAATTACTTTGAATATCTTCAGAGTGGTTATGTAGAATTGTTGGAATTCTATGGTGATCTCCATAATCAGGAAACAGGGGATGTACAAGCTAATCGGATCATTACGGTGATTGATCGTATGTGGGTAATCCGTAATGAGGCTATCCCAAGCTGGCTAGGGCACGCTCCAATCTACCATGTAGGGTGGAGGTCACGTCCTGATAATTTATGGGCTATGGGGCCTTTAGAGAACCTTGTGGGGATGCAATATCGTATTGACCACCTAGAGAATCTGAAAGCAGATGCTATGGACTTAGCTGTTCTCCCTCCTTTAGTTATTAAAGGTGAAGTGGAACAGTTTACATATGGTCCTAGTGCTGAGATTCATATTGATGAAGCAGGAGAGGTAACTGAGCTTGCACGTAATGTGCAATGGGTTATTACTGCTGAGAACAATATTGATAAGATTGAAATGCGTATGGAGCAATACGCTGGTGCTCCTCGTGAAGCTATGGGGATTAGGTCTGCTGGTGAGAAGACAGCCTTTGAAGTTCAACAGTTGCAGAACGCTGCTGGTCGTATCTTTCAAGAGAAGATCACTACGTTTGAAATTGAGATGGTTGAACAACTCCTCAATGCTATGTTAGAAGTATCTAAGCGTAATATGGATACGGCTGATTGGGCCAGAGTGATGGATGATGATCTAGGTGTACAGCAGTTCATGGAGATTACGAAAGAGGATATTACAGCTTCTGGTGTACTCCGTCCTATTGGTGCTAGACACTTTGCTGCTCAAGCTCAATTAGTACAGAACTTAACGAACTTATCTAATACACCTATCTGGCAACAGATTGCTCCTCACGTAAGTGCTAAGCAATTAGCTAAGATGGTGGAAGATGTTCTAGGATTCAGTAGATTCCAATTGATTCGTCCTAACGTAGCTGTTGTAGAACAACAAGAAACTCAACGTATGATGAACCAAGCTACGGAAGATTTAGAAGTAGAACAGACAGTACAAGGGCCTCAATGAAAGCATCATGGACCGTAGGTCTTACGCCTGAGCTTACGAAGGAAGTACGTATGGATTATGCAGGTTCTGCTACCTTACGTAAACGTTTAAAGGAGATGTTAATGGATAAGATTAACTCTTCTAGAACAGTTCTTCTCTCCCAAGAAGGGTACGAAAGTCCCTCTTGGGGATACAGACAAGCTGATGGAATTGGGTACGAAAGAGCATTAAAGTATGTTATTTCACTAATTTCTGATGAAATAGTCGAAAAAGCTTAAAAAACTGGGTTTATGCTTATACATAAG